CCAATTATGTAAGTGGTTCAGAAATAAAGGCACCTACAGGAACCTTTGGAACAATAGGAGCATTTACAGCAGGTGGAGCAATTGATTTTGATAATCAAAATATGACAAATGTTGATATTGATTCAGGAACAATCACAGGAATCACAGATTTAGCAGTAGCAGATGGTGGAACAGGAGCTTCAAGTTTAACTGATGGTGGTATATTATTAGGAAGTGGTACAGATGCAATTACAGCAATGGCAGCACTTGGTGATGGAGAGATGATTGTTGGAGATGGTTCAACAGACCCGGTAGCTGAAAGTGGAGCAACATTAAGAACATCTATCGGAGTTGGAACAGGAGATTCACCACAATTTACAGATTTAACATTGACTGGTGGAGATATTACTCTAACTAACGCAGCAACTGATATAGATTTGAAAGATAATACTACATCAGCATTAACATTTGATGCAGGAGCAGGTGGAACATCAGTATTATCTATTCACACTAATAATTCAGCAGAATCAGTTGAGGTTCAAGGTGTATTAAAAACATCAGGTATATTAAGTGGTAGTTCAGATGCATTCTTTGGTCAGTATGGTGTAAGTTATGTAAGTGCATCAGCTGGTAGTATTCAGGCAACTAATTATCTTAGTGGTTCAGATTTAAAACTTGGAAATGCACTTCCAGTAGAACAAGGTGGAACAGGTTTAAGAACTATAACTAATGGTGGAATTATGTTGGGAAGTGGAACTGGTAATGTAACACCAATAACACTTGGTAACAATGAAATTCTTGTTGGTGATGGTTCAGGTGACCCAAATGCAGAAAGTGGTAATACAGCAAGAACAAGTTTAGGTTTAGGAACTGGTGATTCACCAACATTTACAGGGTTAACATTAAGTGGTGATATTGAAGTTCAAGGTGGAGATATTAATTTAACTAATGGTGAAACCGATATAGATGTAACAGATAATTCAGATTCTGCACTTTCATTTGATGCAAGTGGACAGGCTGGTATATTGGTAATTGATTCTACTGATAATTCTGAGGGTATAAGAGTAACAAGTCTTAAATCATCAGGAATAATTAGTGGTAGTGGTGAAGCATACTTTGGACAATACGGAGTTTCATATGTAAGTGCATCAGCTGGTAGTTTACAGGCAACAAACTACATTAGTGGTTCGACTGTTAAGGCTGGTGGTGATATAATTGCATATAACTCTTCAGATAGAAGATTAAAAGATAATCTTGAAGTAATTCAAGGTTCATTGGATAAAGTTGGTAAGTTAGCAGGGTATGAATTTGATTGGAATGATAATCAAGATAACTATAAAGGTCATGATTATGGTGTAGTTGCACAAGAGGTTCAAGAAATCTTCCCTGAATTAGTATCTGAAAGAGATGGTGGATACTTAGGTGTTAAGTATGAAAAACTTGTTCCAGTATTGATTGAATCAGTTAAAGAACTAAAAGAAAGAGTTGAAGAAATAGAAAAAAATTGTGATTGTTTGAATAAATAGTTTATATTTATTATAAACAACTTATAAGGAGTTATAAATGGCTAAATCAGAAACTATAAAATTTACTGAAGATGAAGTGAAATCTTTACAAGAATTAAGTACAGATTATCAACAAGTTTTTAGTGATATAGGAAAAAATAGAATAAATAAACTGAGATTACAAAAAGAAATCGAAAACCAAGAACAAATTGAGTTAGAATTGGAGACAAGATTTACAGCACTTCAAGAAACTGAACAAAAATTGGTTAAAGAGTTAAACGATAAGTATGGTCCAGGTGAATTAAACCCAACAACGGGTGAATTTACACCAAATAGTTAATTTTTTTCCTTAGCTTTGTATCGTTTGAGATTTTAATCTTATATTTATAAACACTAAGATATCAATATCTTTTCATTAATTTTTAAGGAGAATAACAATGGCAGAAAGAATTGTAAGTCCAGGTGTATTTACTCGTGAAAAGGATTTATCTTTTTTACCACAAGGTATTTCAGAAATAGGTGCAGCAATAATTGGACCGACCGTTAAAGGGCCGGCCTTTGTTCCTACTCAAGTTAATTCATTTTCTGAATTTGAAAATGTCTTTGGTGGATTAGATACTCGTTTTTATGTGCCTTACACCGTCCAAGAATATATCAAGAACGCTCCATCGGTAACGATTGTGAGAGTTTTAGGTATTGGGGGATATCAAAATGATGTAATTCGATTAACACTTTCAGGTTCAACTAAGGGTGTTGGAGATAGAGTTGCGGCAGTATTGAAACCTTCTCGAAGTGATGTTAATTTGGCTCTATCAGGACCAACAAGTGCATCATTAGCAGCTGGAGCAGATTGGGACTCAGCTACTTTGACAGTAGGTGGAAGTTCAAAAACAATTTCATTTAATACTGGTTCAGATAATTATATCGATAAAGTATTTGGTACAGACCCACAAACAACTAACACTAATGTTTATGTTTACAAAAGTTTTAAAGACTACGCATCTTCAAATAGTTTTGATGCAAATGTAAGTATGAGTATAGCAAGTGGAAGTGGTGAAGATTTTACACACGATTACAACCAAGCAACCACACCATATATTGTTTCACAATTATTAGGTGGTGGTAGAAAGAATCTATTCAAAGTTAATACTCGTTCACATGGAACGGAAGTTAACAAAGATTTTAAAATAGCAATCAGAGATTTAACAGCAGCTGGTAAAGTTCCAGGTAGTGATTATGGTTCATTTTCATTACTTGTATTGAAGAATAACCCAGGTGAAGTTGATGATGGTGAAGTTTTAGAAGAATTTAATAACCTTAACTTCGATAAGGATTCAAAAAATTACATAGCACGACAAGTTGGTGACAGATATGTAACTATTGATTCAAATGGTAAACTTACCTATAATGGTGATTATCCAAATAAATCAGTTCATGTTTACCTAAGTGATTATGACTCAGAACTTGAAGGTATTGCAGAAGCAGCACTTCCACATGGATTTGCGGCAGCATCTAATCCAAGTTTGGGTACTACTGGTGTTCCAAGTGGTAGTTTCAAAACCGCACAAACAAATACTAATGGTGTATTTGACCAAAATGTTTATTATGGTTGGGATTTCTTAAACGATGATAACAAACAATATTTGGCACCATTACCAGCATCAGGTGGTACTGGTAACAATGCAGTATTTAGTTTAGAAAATATGAATGGGCACGCAGATGCAGATACAATCGGTGCTGATACATATGCAAATGGAAGCACAGCACTTTCATTAACTGCAGCAGCTAAAGCTCAGTTGAAATTTGTTGTTCCATTACAAGGTGGTTTTGATGGTGATAATCCAGGAACCTTAAAGGCAACTGGTAATAATATTACCGCGGCAAACACACAAGGATTTGACATTCAAACTTCAAGTTCAAGTGGTTCAATAGCTTATAAAAGAGCTATTAATGCAATCAGTAACCCTGATGAGTTTGATATTAACTTGTTAGTAACTCCTGGAGTTATCCATGAGTATCACTCACAAGTAACCAATCATGCAATTAGTAAGGTAGAAGATAGAGCAGATTGTTTCTATATTATGGATGGTTCAAGATGGGGCCGTTCAGTAACAAATGCAATTTCTGATGTTAATTCATTAGATACAAACTATGCAGCTACTTATTATCCCTGGGTGAAGATAATGGACTCTGATAAAGATAAACCAATGTGGGTTCCACCTTCAGTTGTGATACCTGGTGTGATTAGTTTCACAGATAGTGTAGCACACGAATGGTTCGCACCAGCTGGTTTAAATCGTGGTGGATTGAGTTCAGTATTAGAAGCAAAAACAAGATTAACTCATACGGAAAGAGATGATTTATATACAGACCGTGTTAATCCAATTGCTTCATTCCCTTCACAAGGTGTTGTAGTGTTTGGACAAAAAACTCTACAAGGTAAACCATCAGCACTTGATAGAATCAATGTAAGAAGACTGTTAATCAGACTTCGTAAGTTCATTGCTTCATCTTCAAGATACTTAGTGTTCGAACAAAACACAGCAGCAACAAGAAACAGATTCTTAGGAATAGTTAATCCATTCTTAGAATCAGTTCAAGCTAATAGTGGATTGTCAGCATTTAAAGTAGTGATGGATGATAGTAACAACACACCAGATGTTGTGGATAGAAATCAATTAGTTGGACAAATCTTTATTCAACCTACAAGAACTGCTGAGTTCATTGTGTTGGATTTTGTAATCCAACCTACAGGAGCAGCTTTTCCTGAGTAATTTTGATTTGTAAAAATAACCTATAAAGAAAAGCCCCAATTTCGATTGGGGTTTTTCGTGTCCAAAATATTTTTTTTCTTTTTAATTTCCCAAATCTCAGCAAAAAAGTGAAAAGTCGGGTTCACTCAATTTGTTTTTGGGTAAATTTTTTTCTCTATAGAAAAACTTCTAAAAAACTTCGAATAATGATTATAAATTATTGTTGTGTATTTACATTTTTTTTCGGTTTATGATATTTATTAATGAATTAGATAACGGCAAAACTATTAGGAGAATAAAATGGCCGAAGTATTAGCAGCTGACGAAATATTTTTTACCCCGTTTGAACCTAAAACTAAAAATAGGTTCATCATGTATATAGATGGGATTCCAAGTTATTTTGTAAAAACAGCAAATAGACCACAAATAACTTTTGAAGAAGTTGAATTAAATCATATCAATGTTAAAAGATATGTTAAAGGTAAAGGTACTTGGGAACCTTTAGAAATTACTTTGTATGACCCAATTGTTCCAAGTGGAGCACAGGCCGTTATGGAATGGGTTAGATTACATCATGAATCAGTAACAGGTCGTGATGGATATTCAGATTTTTATAAGAAAGAGATTAAATTTAATCTTTTAGGTCCAGTCGGAGATAAGGTTGAAGAATGGGAATTAAAAGGTGCGTTTATACAAACTGCTAACTTTAATGATTTAGATTTTGCTAATGGAACGGATGTAGCTGATATCAGTTTAACACTTCGTTACGATTACGCAGTTCTATCATTCTAATAGGGGAAAACAATGGGATTTATTGAAATATTCAAAGATGATAACGATTACAATGAAAAATCAATTATAGGTTTCGGAGCATTTGCAACAATGGTATTGTTTGCATTGGTGGATTTAGGTACAGGTATTGCTGGAAAGGAACTCGTGATTAATGATGTTGTTTATAATTCATTTGTCTTTGTAACATTAGGTTCCTTTGGAATTGCAGGAGCAGAGAAAGTACTTGGACCGAAAAAATAATTTACATTTTCAGTAATTTACAAGATAGTTATATAATATATGGTTTTAAATTCAAATTATTTCATAGGAGATAAACATGGCTGATAATCAGTATGCGTTTCCTACTGAAGTTCTGTCTTTACCTTCAAAAGGATTACTATATCCTAAAGATAGTCCATTAAGTAGCGGAACAATTGAAGTCAAATACATGACTGCAAAAGAAGAGGATATTCTAACATCAACAAACTTAATTGAAAAGGGATTAGTGATTGATAAACTTTTATCAAGTGTTATTGCTGACCCTAAAGTAAAATTAGATGATTTGTTGATAGGTGATAAAAATGCACTAATGTTAGGAACTCGTGTATTGGGATATGGTAAAGATTACGAAGTTACCATTGAAGACCCAGATACAGGTCTTGATGTAGACCATACATTTGACTTAACAAAGTTAGAACACAAAAAGGTTGATGAAAAAGTGTTTAAAAGTGGTGAAAACAAATTTTCATTTACATTACCTAATTCTAAACGAGTTGTAGAGTTCAAATTACTTACACATAAGGATGAACGAAATATAGATTCAGAATTAAAGGGACTTCAAAAAATCAGTAAAGTTACTGGTGTAGAAAGTCAACTTACAACAAGATTAAAACATCAAATCATTTCAGTAGATGGTGAAACTGATAAAAAGTTTATTAGTAATTTTGTTGATAATGAATTTTTAGCACTTGATACGAAAGAATTTCGTAATTATCATAATTCAATTCAACCTGATATAGTATTTGAACAAGAATATACGAATGAATTAGGAGAATCCCACACGGTCAATATACCGATAGGGATTCGGTTTTTTTGGCCTGAGAGCTAAAGATAAAACTTACATTCACGACGAAATTCACAATTTAATTTATCATGGTGAAGGATTCACTTTCACCGAGGCTTATTCTATGCCTATCTACTTACGAAAATATTATATTAACAAATTAATAGAAACTCGTAAGGAAGAAAGTAAACAATCTCAAAAATCTCAAATGCCACATGAAAGATTCAAAAAATCTTAGAATTTGATATTTATTAATGGTTAAACTCATTCAAATTTAGGAATAAAATTATGAAACTAAGATTCAATGAAAATTCAGTAAAACTTTTAAAAAGGGTACAAAAAGAAGGTTTATTATCAAATTTTGTTAAATCTATCAAGAAATCAATTGAGAACAAAACTGATGCCGAGATAGATAGAATTTTAAGAAAAACTAATAAACAAGGAAGAGAATTTGCAAAATTAGCAAAAAAAGACCCTAAGAAAGCATTGAATCAAGTTCTAAAAGATATGGGTCAACCTGAAACAAACTGGATTTAAGTCTTAAATCAATAACAATTATAATATAGGATAAATGGCATTCGTATATGGCGTGGACACCAAAAGACCAAGATAAATTAAATAGGCTAAAAAAAGAGTCTGCACTTCTTGAACAAGAACAAAAAAAGTTGATGGAAGATGCTGCAAAATTATCAGGTGAGGCCTATCAAAATGCAATTAAAACCATAAAAGCAAAAGGTAAAATGTTAACTGCAATGAAGGCCCAAAAGGCAATCTTGGAAGATATGGTTGAAGATGAAGAAAAGATATTTAATACAAAAGATAAATCAAGATTATTAGAATATGATATAACAGGTTCA